GCTCCGCCAGCGCCGCCTGCGCCACCAGCTCCGCCGGCACCCTGCTGCGCGCCCTGGCCCTGGCCGCCGCCTTGGCCCTTATCATCGCAGCACGGGTTCTCGATCTTCACCGAGCCGATCACCTCGACCGGGACCGGACCGTGCGCCGTGTTCGTGATGCTGACCGGCATCGTGCCGCCAGCGCGCATTTGATCGACCGTCGCCGGCTTTACGCCGGTCTGCTCGAGATGCTTGACTTGATCGTCTGTCGGCGTGGGAAGTTTGATCGCCTCATGGGCCGGCCGCTCCTGCGGCTCAGCCGACGGCTTGGCCGCCTCGGGCGCACCCACCGGGCGGCCCATGTCGTCTACCGGCTGCGTCGGCTCTGCGGGCTTCTGCTCTGCAGGCGCTGGCAGCTTCCGCTCCAAATAATCGGCAGCCTGCTTGATCGAGCCGTCCGTTCCCTTGCCGGCCAGAGCAAGCGAAGCGTTCTTGAGACTGTCAACGATCTCGGAGAGGAGTTTATTTGTTGCGACGAGGTTCTTGGCCTGGGCGGCTGCCTCCTCGCGGTTGCCCGTGACCATCTCGGCCCGTTGTCGCCGGACTTCCTCGGACGCGGTGTCGCCGACCGTCTCCAGCGCCCGAGGATGCGTTTGATCAAGGTACGTCGCGAGTGCTTTACGCCCCGCCTCCTCAGCCTTTCTCTGTTCAGGTGTTTTCTCTTCCTCCGGCGTGCGCAGCGCTCGCGTGAACGGCTCAGCGTTCTCCAACCTGCGCTGAGGGAAGACTTCCTTGACGCGCTCGAGCTGCTTGGCGAAGTCACCGCCCGTCCCACCCATCGGACCTTGGATGTAGTCCTTCAGGGCTTGGAAGCTGCCTTCGACTGTGAAGTTACCCTGCTTGAAAATGGCGTCGCGAAAAGCTTCCGGCGTGATCCGGTTCGGATCAAAGCCGCGCTCCATCGGCTCGCCTTTTAGAAATCTCAGCGCTGCCGCAGGAGAAGCATATTGTTGTTGCTGCCGCTCGTAATCGGCCTTGCGGACGTTGATGCCCGCCTGTCTTTCCTGATCGGCGGCTTCTGCCTGACCGCGCCGCGCCGCGGCGAGATTACGGTTCGCCTCGCCGAGCTCCATCTCATAAGTGTGGCTCTGCTGCTGGATCTGCAGACCGCGCTGCGCGACCGCCGCCTGCCGCTCACGCAGTTGCGCTTGCCGATAGTTCTGGATGGCTTCTTGTTCGGCTTGATCGGCACGGCCGACAATGCCGACACCTTCCCGGTTCTCCGCTTGATGTTTTTGTTGTCTGAACTCTGTCTCGCCAACTCTTTGGCCGGCGACATCGACGTTGTGTTCGGCGATCTCGACATTGAGTGCGGCGCGCGCGGCGTTGATCTGCGCCTGGATGTTTTGCGGGATCGGGCCGCCGCGGAAATAATTTTTGATCTTCGCAATCGCGAAATCTTGCTCGGCGCGCTTCTTATCGATCACCGCGCCTTTGACGCTGTTGGCGTCGGCGATCTCCTGGAGCTGCTGCTCTTGCGGAGCAAAATCGGCGTTGATGCCGGCCTGGATGACGTTCTTTGCGGCACCCTCTCGAGCAACACCAGCGCCGCTGACCGCTAGGGCAGCAGCCTCTCGCGCATTCGCGCGCTCCGCTTGGCCCAGCTCCTGGACGTGCTGAAGTTTGCCTTCCGCTTCCGACGTTTTGTCGGTCGTCTCTGCGCGATGCTCACGCGCTGCATCCAAGGCGCGTTCGCTGTCGCGGACCTTGATGTTGGATTCTTCGGTCGTGTCGTTGGCCGTCGCCAACTGGTGCTCGATGATCGGCTGCCGCTCCTTAGCGAGAACCGCAGCACGCGCGAACGAGCGGTTGGTCGATTCAATATCGACGCCGGAGCCTTTGACCTGATCCTGAAGCTTGAGGAAACCCTCAGTAGTGGTGCCAGCCGTCGCCGCCAGATCGTGCAGATGTACGTTGGCTTCCGCGCCCTTCTCGCCGACCTCGCCCAACGATGCCGCCAGCTCGCCGGCAACCTTGGCACCTTCCGCGACACCGGCAAGGATCAGGCTGCCCTTGAGGAGCTTGGAGCCCAGACTGGCCCCACCAGCGCCGGCTGCCGCCGCTTGCTCGGCGCGATAGCTCTCGATGGCGCGATCCGCGCGCCCAGGCTCGAGCTCGCGGTCGATGGCCTCGCCTTCGCCCATCGGCCGACCCTTGCGGGCGTACGGCACGATAGCGGGCAGACCACCGCGCTCGCGCGGAACGGCACCGCCGCCCACGCGCTCACCGGCATGTTCGGCCGAAGCACCGGCGATGCCGCCGGTCAACGCCTGTCCGGCCATCTGCGCAGCCGACAACAACGGCGCACCACGCAGCACCATGGCGACCGCTTCCATGCCGCTGATCAACGGCTGGAAGCGCTCCATCACCTGACGGGGGCCGACCTCCTCTGCTGCTGCGCGACCAGCACGCCCTACTGTCTCGCCGATCCCGCGCTCGGCATCGCGTTTCGCCTTGGCGACCGCACCACCGAAGGCCGCCGCGAGCGCATCGCCGCGCATCGTGTCGGAAAGCGCACGCGACTTCGACATCGCCTTGTCGAAGTCATTGGCAAATTGCTGACCGACCTGACCGGGATTTAGCGCCTTGCTGAGGTCAACGTTGCCCTTGAACGCGCCCTCGTAGGCCTTTGCATCACGCTGCCCAGCGTCAGCCGCCGCCGATTCCGTACCGGCGGTGTCGAGCGCAAAGGTAATCGTGATTTTGTAGTCGTTAGCCATCAGTGTGCCCTTCCAGGACCGAGGCGAACGCTGCCGCTGTCTCTTGCGCGACCTCGTCGATGATCTCGATCAGGTGGAATTTCTTTGGAATGACGACCCAGGACTTTGAGATGAAGGCCGGCACCGTACCGTTGACCGAAAAGCCGCTTTTGTTCGGCCACGTCATCAGACCTTTTGGCCCCTTCGCGGTGATCGTCGCGCCGTACTGAAACACACCCCAGTAGGTGACCGGCGGACCTTTCGGTTCATAGCCGGCCTCCAATGTCACCGTGCGTTGCGTCTCGGTGATGTCGGCCTTGAGCGCGTCCACCCAGTCACCACCAAATTTACCGGCTGAGGTGATGTCCTGGGTGCCACGCTCTTTGATCTGCGTCGCCGCATTGGTGGCGCTCTCGCGCATCGCCTCGCGCACACCGTCGCCGATCTCGGTGATGTTTGCTTTGATCCGAGGACCGACGTCTTGGTCCTCCATCTTGACGCGGAATTCCATCTCACTCCTCGAAGTTCAACCGGATATCAGCGTCGCGTGCCAACTTCTGCATGTACCTCTCGACGTCTTTCTTGGTGCCGTTCATAGCCAAACGGATCGTGCTGATCTGATCGAGCCGCTCGAGCTTCTTGCGCTTGTCGGCGATGAACAGCAGCGCCGACATTTGTCGTGGTGTTAAGTCCCAGATGTGGGGGTGCTGGGCGACGCCGAGGGCTTCGGCGTCCTCGGCGATGCCATAGCCTGTGCCCTTGAAGCGACTTGTACGACGACCTCCATCGCCTCGTTGGTCTGCGACGATAGAGACGCGAGTCTTTCGAGAAAAGGGCCGACACCTTCCGGAAAAGTGCACCGTCCCATTGCTAGAAGCATCGTCATTTGATCGCTGACGCTGAGTGCGCGCGCGGTGGCCTCGACCTCATCATTGCCGAGGAGCGACTCCGAATTACCGTTGCGCTGGCTGGCCGCAAGCAGCGCGCCCAACAATCCTTGATCCATGGATGCTGGACTGCTGCTCGCGGCAGCCATCTGTTCGAACATATTCGGGAAGCGCGCCAGGATCCTCCCGATATCGCCGCCGGAAACTCCGTAGACGGCGATCTCCTGACTGCCGATGGCTACCCTTTCGTGACGGGGCAAGACATCGAGCAGCGACAACATGCTGCCCATTGTCTGCTCCGATATTAGGGTGACTCGAAGTCCGTAGCCGTTGCGGTGCCGAACGTGCCGGTGGTGTCGTCATACAAGACGTCGGCTTCGAACTCCATTTGGCCCCAGCTCCCGCTGCCTTGCGGCAACAGGCTGATCGCCTTCGACGGCGTCAGCAGGCAGAGCGGGAATTCGTAGGTCCACTGCGGACCGACAATGTTCGTGCTCACGAACTTGAAGGCTGCGTAGATCAACGGCTCCGACAGGATGTTGATCACATGCTGAGACGGTGACGGCGACTCGAGCGGTGTGCCGAGCACGCACTGCGCCAAGTTGCGCGCAGTGAACTCTTCCATGATCAAGGTGAGCGTAGCGTCCACCTCGGTCACCACCACCAGATCCTTCTTGCGCACACCGACGCGCGAAGAAAAGTGATCGAGACGAGTCGGCTTCACCTGGAACGTGAATTCCGTAATGTTGCCGCAGTCCACGTAGTCCGCGTCCGGGTTCGACGTCGGTGCGATCAATTTAACATACCCGATCCCGCGACCGACAACGTAGTTGCCGATGTTGGGAGCGACACTGTGAGGAGCAACCATATGCTATTTCCTTTCTGCTGTTAGGTTTCCTCACGCGGAGGAAACGGAGAATGCAGCCGCACGCATGAGCGCACGGCTGTTTGCCGACTTTCAGAAACGGTTGTTTGTTAGGTCAGCGAAGCGGAAAGCGAGGGTAGTAGAACTCGTAACAGAGCTGCAGCCAGCTCCCGAGCGCGCCGCGCGTGTCACCGAGTTTTTGATCGGTGCGGGCGGCGGTCAGTTGGTGGTAGCCGTTTGCAGTCACCAGATCGATGAGTTGATCATCGTTGGTGATCGCGCCGTCGAGCAGCGCGAACCAGTGCGACAGCTCCGGTCCGACCGGAGCCCAGACGCCGTTGAGGTAGTTGTTGTCGACGTTGTCGCGATTGGCGAGCACGACGACCAGTTCGGGCGACATGCACCAGATTGTCGGCGGCACTCGCGGGTTCTTGTGCTTCGACAGATCTTGCGTGAGCTTGGTGTCGCCGTCGTAAACGATGATCGCCGGGTAAGGCACGCCGAGCACGCCGGTGGGCGTCGGCTGATGGTTGCGCCATACCGAGGAAATGCCGGTGATCTCCTGGCTGATCGCCACCAGCCGCTCGATGATCGCCTCGCGCCGGTCAAGCGTTGAATCGAAAGACATCTATGCTCGCACCATGATGCGCCAGTACAGCTTGGTGAGGCTTGCCCCCATGCCATCCGGTGGCGCGAAGATTTTGAAGAGCTGGCCGTCGACCACGATGGCATCGCGCTCGCTGGGATCCGGATCGAGCAGCAGCCCGGTGTCGGGATCGAGCGGCGACACGATGGCAATCTGATCCAGCGGATTGCTGGCCTGATTGAGCCGTTCCATCGGCGTCGCTTGCTGGATCGATACCGAGATCGGCCGGTCGGCACGCCCCGGCTGCCGCAGCACGCCGCGGTCACCGTTGCGCTTGATCAGGTTGTCCCAGCGGAGCTGGGCTGCCTCCGCGTTAAACGCCATCACATTCTCACTGCGCTACCGACCACGAGCACAGCCGGGATATTGCGTGCCACAAGGCCGAGGTAGCGCACGCCGTAAGTGGTCGAATTCAGATCGGTGACATCGGTCAGCGTCGGCTGCTGCGGCACCTCGTAGGTCATCGCCAGCTCGCCGATGCGCTCGCTCTTGATCAGTTGTCCGCCGGCAGACTGGGCGCGCACGCGCTGCACCTCGAGCAGATGCGCGGTGTAGTACATCAGCGCCAATGTCTGATTGGCGTCGTTGATCCAGTCGCCGCCGCCGCAGCAGACCACGGCCTCCTCGATGGCGAGCTCGATGGCAGCCGGCGCGACGCTGGCAAACTCCGGAAACTTGAGCTTGATGCTGTTGACGTCGGGCACAATCATGAGGTGACCCCTGATTGACGGTTGGATGTTGCGGTTACCGTCATGATGCCGAACAAGCCGCCGATCACTTCCATGTCGGCGCTGATGAAGGTTGCCTCGTGGTAGTAGTTGCGCAGCAGGCCGATGGTGTCGGTAGTGTGCATCTGCACGGTGATGCTCAGCGGCGAGTCGATCAGAACGACATCGGCTGGCGACGTAAGCGATGTCTTCTCAATAATCGGATCAGGGCTCGGGCTGCCGAGGCTGAGGTAGCCAAAATTCGGCACGCCGAATTGCAGCAGGTAGACGCGCCACCACACGGTCACGCCGTCAAGCGGTGACGCTGGAAGCGGCGAGCCGATCTCAAACGTGACGAGATCGTTGTAGCCGGCCGGGATCGAGAAGTTCTGCGGTGCCATGTCACCCTTCCTGCGCGAAACAGAGAAGGGCCGCAGGGACGATACCCCTGCGACCCGGATCAGATCTCCCGTTTTGTTGATCGCCGCGCGAGTGCGGCACGCGAACACTAGTCGCCGAAAACGCTTTCAGCAAATTTACGGAACGAAGAGCGCCGCTTTGCTGTTATTGGTGCGGGTGAGGGATATGGAGATCACCAAAATGGCGAATGTTCGCGACACTGCTAACCAATTGAAGCAGGTGCTGGACCGCATCGCTGCGAATAAAGACAACCAGCAAATGGTTCAATCATCGATCACTGAGGCCAAGCGACTGGCAGATCAGATCGTTCAGGAATCTGGCAACCAGCCGCAGACCGGCCAGCACCCTAACGCTCAACCCGGCCAGCGCTAGTCGTCACGTAGGGCAACGTCACCTGTATGTCTGCGCGCGGGTGACGATGTACCATTTTCAATCTCTGCAGCAATTTATCTTTGCCGACAGTGGGCCGCCCTTCGAAGTGCTGCTCGAGTCCGTTCGTTGTCTTACCTACAAGCGCTCGCGCCACTCTGACCCTAGGCATTCGGCTTACTGTCCTCGACAGCGAGATGATTGCCGGGGCGGCGGAGCGTCTCAGCCGCTTTGGGATGTAGCAGCACGCCGCGCTTGGTCTCGCCCGGCACCAGCGTGATCGGCTGCTGATTGTGGTCGTAGATCACCCGCCGCGCCGTCGGATGGTTGCTGGTGAGATCGTAGCGTTGCGGTCCCACGCTCCGGTGCTTCTCCGCCAGATCGGTGAGCTGCCGCTCGCGCGGCGTTAGCGTGCGCACCTCGTCCTCAAGCCGCGGTAGCTGCGGCGGCGGAGGCGGTGTCGGCGGCGGCCCGAACTTGTTGACCTCCGCCTTGGTCGGTGCTTGCGGCACTATCGGTGCCTTGACCAACGGGGCTTGCTGTTGCCCCGCTGAATTTTCGTCTCTAGCCATGTGTGGTGCTCCTGTTTGATGCGCGTTGTTCAGGCGCGCCCCTGAACGCAATCAACGCTTAGGGCGAACCGACGCCGCCGATGCCGTCGACGTAGCGCACTGCGCCAGGACGACGGATTTCGACCGAGCCGACGCGGAAAATGCCGGGCACGTCGAACGTGGTTGCTGAGCGCTGCCATACTGGCAGGAACTGGAACGGCATCGGCATGTGCAGCTTGAGCACACGCGGATCGTTCCGGTAGACGATCATGCGACCGCCACCATCGCCGCCGGCTGTGTCGAGACCGAGCACGCTGCGGATCGTCAGCGGCCGACCTGTCGTCGCCGT